CAAAGCATTGCGGAATATATTAAAAAATAACTTGACTTTACTAGCTTGATACGCTATAATAAAGTATTACTGGAGAATCAATGAAACGAGTTGCCCTAATTGATAAAGCACCAAATCGTACAAATTACAAGGAATATTTTCCTTTTGAATTTGAGCATTTTCACATGAGTCAGGTGCCAATTACAAAATTATTGAAAAAAGACGTTACACTAGAGTTCGACCCTAAACCGTATGATTTAGTAATCCTAGTCGGTGCTGAAGCTGCTAAGGAATACGCTAAAGTTACCAGTGTAACAAATTATGCTGGCCAACTAGTTGCTGAGAAATTTGTGCCAATTACAAATCCAGCTATGCTGGCTTTTAAACCTGAAGGCAAACCTGATTTTCAACGAGCTGTAGACAAGATTCTTAAGTATTATAATGATAGCGTTGCTGCACCTACTACTGGTGATTTTGCTGGTATTGATGACACAAACCAAGCCAAAGCTTACTTACAAGAAATCTTGGCAAATGCCAAAGGTTATGTGGCGTGGGACACAGAAACAACCGCATTGTACCCCCGAGACGGATATGTACTAGGAGTCTCGTTAACATACAAAGCTAAACAGGGTAGATATATTACCACAGACTGCATGGATGAGGAGTGTATTCAACTCTTACAAAAGATTGCCAATGAGTTTGAAACTATCTTTCATAACATGAAGTTTGACTACAAGATGATTAAGTATCATCTTGGTGTCGACTTTAACCGGGCTAGAGTACATGACACTATGGTTATGCACTATGCCTTGGACGAAACTGATAGTCATGGACTAAAGCAGTTGGCACTAAAGTACACAGACTACGGCGACTATGATAGTGCACTAGACGAGTTTAAGCGTGATTATTGTAGTCAACATGGAATTCTTCAAGAAAATTTTAGTTATGACTTGATTCCGTTTGATATTATCAGCGAATATGCTTCAATTGACACAGCAGTAACTTATGAACTATTTCACAAGTTTTGGCCGATTCTACAGGCTAATCAAAAACTGTGGTGGGTTTATAAAAATTTGCTAGTAGACGGCACACTATTTCTTATGGATATGGAAGAGGTAGGTATTCCAATCTGTAAAGATCGTATGAACAAAGCAAACCTTTATCTTGAAGATGAAATTCAGCGTGCTAAAGAGGTAGTATTTAGTTTTGATGCAGTTAAACAGTTTGAGCAAGCCAGCGGAAAAATCTTTAATCCTAATAGTGTAATGCAATTGCGAGAAGTTTTATTTGACTACCTAGGTTTAGAGCCTACCGGCAAGAAAACTGGCACTGGTGCTATTTCAACCGACGCAGAAGTTTTAGCACAACTAGCCGAAGAACACGCACTGCCAGGTGCTATTCTTAAGGTCAGGCAGTTAAGTAAAATTCAGAACACCTATATTCAAAAAATCCTACCGGAACTAAACAAAGATGGGCGAATTCGTACAAATTTTAATCTTATTTTTACCACTAGCGGCCGGTTGTCTAGTAGTGGTAAATTTAATGCTCAGCAAATTCCACGCGACAATCCAATCATCAAAGGTTGTATCCGTGCACCAGCTGGATACAAAATAGTCTCACAAGACTTGGCTACTGCTGAGATGTACTATGCCGCAGTGCTTAGCGGTGATAAGAATTTGCAACAAGTATTCTCCAGCGGCGGCGATTTTCATTCAACAATTGCTAAAATGGTTTTTAATTTGCCATGTCCTGTAGAAGAAGTTAAAAAGCGTTATCCTAGTATGCGGCAAAGTGCTAAAGCAATTTCATTTGGTATTCTTTATGGTAGTGGCCCAAGTAAAGTTTCGCAAACTGTATCAAAAGCTACTGGCGAAGTATATCCAGTTGAACAGGCTAAGGAAGATATTAAGGCTTACTTTACCAAATTTAACAAATTAAAGTATTGGCTAGATGAGCGTAAGAGCTTTATTGAACAAAACGGATTTACTTACAGCTTTTTTGGCCGTAAGCGTAGATTGCCTAATGTATTTAGCAGCGACAAAGGTATTGCTGCTCATGAAGTACGCAGCGGTATTAATGCTGAAGTACAATCGCTAGCTAGTGATGTTAATTTACTAGGTGCTATGCGTACTGCTAGACATATTGTGCAAGAAGGTTTAGATGCAAAAATCTTTATGCTTGTTCATGACTCTATTGTGGCAATTGTAAAGGACGAGCACGTAGACGATTACTGCCAAATACTCAAACTAAATACTCAGCACGATCATGGCTGTAGTATTCCTGGTACACCTATTGGTGTTGATCAGGACGTTGGCGACGATTATAGCTTTGGAGATTTTAAGGCTACCTACAATGAATTTACTGGAGATAAGTTGGCCCGTATTTAGATTAGGCGAGCATAAACCTACACAAGAGGATAACCTTATCTACTACTCTAAGGAGTATGTAGATAAGGAATCATTGGCAACTCGAGTAGGATTACGTATTGTAGATGATAAATTGCTACCAGGTGCAACACTTGGTTTACGCAGATTAGTTGTAGTTGACGCTAAACTTTTTCCTATACGTCAAGCTATTTACTTTTTAGGTGATTTAATTAAAATAGCCAAACAAACTACGTGGTTTATTGACAATACCGGAAAAATATTTCAGTACAGAAAAACTAGCCGCGCCAAGTTGGGTGCGCACAAGATCACAAAAGTTTTGCCGCTAGACGGTATGGGTGCAATTATAGAAGTGCAAGGTCTACCTCAACGATTTAAGTGTATGTTTGCTCCTAAACCAGAGCAATATTATGCTGGCATACTTCGTTGGGGTTTAGGCTATATATTATACGGATTTTACAATGAACCCTTTAAATCAACATACAGGTTAGTATAATGCCAAAAGCAATTATATCTAATAGAATTTACTTGGACAATCCAGGTGTAGAAGAATCCAAAAGTATAATAAAAACACTTACCTATAAAATTCATAAAGATACTGGTAGCAAACAGTTTAGTACTGTAGAAACTATTAGAAACTATAAAATGTTACCAAAAGGTATTTTAAGTATACCACAAGGCAGACTAGACTTAGTTCCTAAACATTATGAAATAGTAGATAAACGTATAACAGTACCAGTACCCTTTCCAACACCAAAATTTCCACTTCGTGATACACAACTGGTAGTTTATGAAGAAATTACAGACACTTGTTTTATCAATGCTCTTGTGGGCTGGGGCAAAACTTTTACAGCCCTACACGTGGCTAGAAAGTTGGGACAAAAGACGCTGGTGGTTACGCATACCACAGCACTACGAGATCAGTGGTGTGAAGAAATAGAAGCGCTATTTAATATGCCTGTAGGCATTATTGGCAGTGGTAAAGTAGATTGGGAAGACCATGCTATTACAGTGGCTAATGTTCAAACACTAGTAAAACATAGTGCAAAACTTGCAAAAGAATTTGGCACTGTAATCCTAGACGAAGCACATCATTGTCCAGCTAATACATTTTCACAGTTAATAGACGACTTTCATGCTCGTTATAGAATAGCACTTAGCGGTACTATGATCAGAAAAGACGGAAAACACATAATGTTTCCAGACTTTTTTGGTAGTAAAGTATATAAACCGCCACAATCACATACGCTAAATCCTGAAGTTAAACTAATACAAACAGGCATTACGCTTAAACCTGGCGCTACTTGGGTAGAAAAAATTAATGCACTTACTGAGGATGTGGATTATCAGGCATTTATCTCACAATTAGCAAAAATTCAAGTTGCGCTTGGTCATCAAGTTTTAGTTATTGCAGACAGAGTTGGATTTTTACAAAAGGTAAAAGAATATGTTGGAGAAACGTGTGTGTTGGTTACTGGGGAAACCAATTTTGAACAGCGTCAACAAATCAAGCAACAGCTACTCACAAAAGAAAAAATGTGCATTGCTGGCAGCAGACAAATCTTTAGCGAAGGTATCTCCATAAATTCACTTAGTTGTGTTATTTTAGCAGTACCTATTGCAAACGATAGTTTACTAGAACAAATTGTAGGCAGAATTCAACGTCAGCATGATGATAAATTACAACCAGTAGTTTTAGATATGCAATTTGCAGGCTATCAGGATAAAAAACAAAATAGGGATAGATTAGGATTTTATATGCGTAAGGGCTGGGACATTGAACTGGTATAAAAATTTACACTTGTAAATCTTTATTTACTGTGATATAATATATTCTTAGATCAGAGAAATGACTTTATTTTTTAACCTTAAAATACTAGAACAAGACACACAATGCAATGCTGAATATATGATAGAAGCATTACACAAGTTCTATTTAGGTGTAACTATACCAAAAAATGTACACGAAAAATACAAGCCATTGCGTAGACTAAGGGCAGGAAGTAGTTTTTTACTAAAACCTGAACCATTTTTCAAAAATGTGGGCATAGATTCAGCATATAGAGCGCAATACATTAGATTAGCCGGATTACGAAATTACAGTTTATATAAAACTCACGGCATTAAATCTGTAGATTTAACACTATATCCTGACATTGATTTACAAAAAATAAAATCAAACCCGCTTTTAATAATTACAAACAAACAAATTAAGTTTATACACGAGGAAATTTAAAAATGGCACTAAGCTTTAAGCAAACAAAAGGTCGCGCACAGAAATCTTCAGTTGAAAGCTACGAATACAAAGACGGCGAAAATGTAGTCAGATTGATTGGTGGTGTACTACCACGATATGTTTATTGGGTTAAAGGTACTAACAACAAAGATATTCCAGTAGAATGTCTTGCATTTAGTCGCGACAAAGAGAAGTTTGACAACTTAGAAAAAGATTGGGTTCCTGAATTTCATCCTGATCTTAAGTGTAGTTGGAGTTATGCAGTTAATTGCATTGACCCTAAAGACGGAAAAGTCAAAGTTCTTAACCTAAAAAAGAAGCTGTTTGAACAAATTATTACAGCAGCAGAAGATTTAGGTGATCCTACCGATCCAGAAACTGGTTGGGATGTAGTATTTAAACGAGTAAAAACTGGGCCACTAACTTATAATGTGGAATATACCCTGCAAGTTTTACGTTGCAAACCACGAGCACTTAATACTCAGGAAGTTGAGCTGGCCGCAAAAGCACTGCCTATTGATGAAAAATATCCTCGTTCAAACCCTGATGAAATTAAAGCACTATTAGAAAAACTTCAAGCTGGTGTAGACGAAGAAAATTCTCAAAGCGATCAAGAAGCTGTAAAAGAGCTAGGTTAAACAACAAGCCCGCTAAAGCTGATACTTTAGCGGGCTATTTTGTCTGGTACAAAATGAACATATTATTCACAGCAGATATACACATAAAACTGGGTCAAAAAAATGTACCAGTTGAATGGGCTAAAAATAGATTTAATCTATTTATTGATCAGTTTAAACAAATGCAACGTCACGCTGACTTAATAGTTTTAGGTGGTGATATATTTGACAGACTTCCTACTATGGATGAAGTCGAACTATACTTTGACTTAATTGCTAGTATTGATGTAGAGTGCATAGTCTACCCCGGTAATCACGAAATGCTTAAAAAAGATACTACTTTTTTAACATACTTAAAACGTGCTACTACTAGAATCAATCCGTTAGTAACTATTGTTGATGATTTTTATACTCGGCACAGCATTGACTTTGTGCCCTATAACAAGCTAAAAGAACTGGAGACTACAAAGTATACTTTTGCAGAAAAGATTTTGTGTACTCATGTACGCGGTGAAATTCCACCACACGTTAAACCTGAAATTGATCTTAACCTGTTAAATCGTTGGCAAAAGGTATTAGCAGGAGATTTACACAGCTATGAAAACTCACAAAGAAATATTATATATCCAGGCAGCCCTTATACTACTAGCTTTCACCGTAATGAGGTTAGTACTGGAGCTATATTACTAGATTGCAATAATTTAACGCATATTTGGATGCCTTTTGAACTTCCACAGTTGATTAAACAAACAGTAGGTGTGCATGACCCTAAACCGCAAACCCAATTTCATCATACAATTTATGAAATTGAAGGCGATTTGCATGAATTAGGGCAGCTTGAGGACAGCGATCTTATTGATAAAAAAGTAGTTAAACGCGCACAGGAAACTCAACTAATTTTAGACCCAGAACTTAGCTTGGGCGAAGAAGTGCGTGAGTATTTAACTTATATCCTACAGCTTAATGAAACCGCAGTTGCTGAAACACTAAAAGAATTCTACAATTATTCGGACAAGCTAGAACTATGATAACACTAAAAGAACTACGCTGGTCTAATGCCTTTAGTTATGGCAGTGGTAATAAGATTGATTTTACTCAAAGTCCACTTACTCAGCTTGTGGGTAAGAATGGGCATGGTAAAAGCAGTGTTGCCTTAATCCTAGAAGAAGTCCTATTCAATAAAAATAGCAAAGGCATTAAAAAAGGCGATATACTAAATCGTTATATCAAAGACAAACATTATCAAATTGAATTAGTATTTGACAAAGATGGTTGTGAGTATAAACTAGAAACAAAACGTGGCACTCAACAACAAGTAAAACTTTATAAAGGTTTAGAGGACATTAGTGGTCATACGGCTACTACTACCTATAAACTTGTAGAACAATTAATTGGCATAGATCACAAAACTTTTTCACAGATTGTTTATCAAAGTCACGCTGGTAGCCTAGAGTTTTTAACTAGTGCTGATACTGCTAGAAAGAAGTTTTTAATTGAGCTGCTTAATTTAGGCAAATATACTCAGGCTGGAGAAGTATTTAAACAAGCGGCAGCAGAAGTAGGTAAAGACTTTGCACAAGCACAAGCTAAATTAGATACTATTCAGCAGTGGATTGCTAAGTACAGTAAAACAAGTTTTGAGCCAAAAGGTTATACTCCGGTTTCTGTTTTAGACGATAGTCTGGTAGCAGAAGCTAGTAGACTATCAACTACTATTCAAGATATTGAAAAAACTAATAAAAAGATTACACAAAATAATACCTATAAACAATTAAAAGATAAGATTAATTTACTACCAATACCTAATAAACCAACATTAGATGTAGATAGTGCGCTGGTTAAAAAAACTGAATATGATAAAACCATTCAAGATGCAACCCTATTTAAACAAAAAATGGAATCATTGCATGGTAACTGTCCTACCTGTTTACAAGCTATTGATATAGACAAAACTCAAAATTTAATTGCAGAGCAAGATCAACTTATTATAGTATCTAAACTTAATAGCGCATTAAGGGCAGAGGAAATAAAAACATATAATAATGAACTTGCTAAGTGGAATCAAGCACAACGTAATCAACAAGAGTGGGAAAAATATCATCAATTAATTGATCTAGAGCTACCCCTAAATCTATTAGACGAAGCAATATTACAAAAACAATTAAAAGATTTGCAAAAGCAAATAGAGAGTATTAAACAAGATATTGCTAAAGCAGAAAAATACAATCACGAAGTAACTGCACATAACAATCGACTAGAGTTAGTTAAATCTCAAATAGTTGAAATGGAAACAGAACTTGGTGAGTGGACTACTACGGCAAAACAATTAACTGCAAAACTAAATACTATTAATACATTAGTAAAAACTTTTAGTACAACAGGATTAGTTGCGTATAAAATTGAAAATCTTGTTAAAGACCTAGAACAAATCAGTAATGAATATCTAGGTGAGCTTAGTGGTGGCAGATTCCAAATCAGTTTTCAAATTAGTGGTAGTGATAAATTAAATGTAATTATTACTGATAATGGAACTGATATTGATATATTAGCACTTAGCGGCGGTGAACGAGCCAGAGTTAATGTGGCAACACTATTAGCAATTCGTAAACTAATGCAAAGTTTAAGTCAGAGTAGAATTAATCTATTAATTTTAGATGAAACTATAGAAGCTTTAGATGTAGATGGTAAGGAGAAACTAATTGAAGTCTTACTTAAAGAAGAATCTCTCAATACCATACTCGTTAGCCACGGATTCAGCCATCCCTTATTGGAAAAGGTACACGTTGTTAAACGAAACAACATTTCTACAATCGAGGGTTAAAATGATTAAAATTTATACTAGTAAAGAATGTATTGCAACAGTTAGTAATACTAATGGATTTACTCGTCAAGTGTTTCACTTTGATGATATTTATCCAGAAGAATTAAGTACACTAACAGTTACTTGCGGCGCAGTAACTTATCTTGATGATAGTGGTTCTATGGTCACTTTAGGTGATCCTAGCTGTTTAACAGTACAAGGACCAGCACCAGCAGTAGAATCGCCAGTTACTGAATAATGGTTGATTCTAGGGCTAAAGGCGCTAGAACTGAGTTAGTTATCAGGGATCTTCTTCGTAAACATACCAGATTGGCATGGGAGAGGGTTCCTGGTTCAGGTGCATTAGATGAAAAACATGGATTAAAAGGTGATCTTTATATTCCTAATTGCAACAACATATTTTGTGTTGAAGCTAAAGGATACGCAGATGATCATTTAACTAGCGCTGTATTAACATCTAAATCACCACAATTACTAGAATTTTGGCAACAAACTTTACGTCAAGCAAAACAAGTAAATAAACTA